ATGACCGATCGTTCTTCAGAATTCGCCAAGTTCCTTATCGAGGAATATCGGGATATTCCCGAGCAGCACCGCCCCAGTGTCGTCCGAGATCGTTTTCCCGATATCGACCACGCTGCCTTCATGCGTGGGTTCGCCATCGCGGAAGAACTCGCCGTTGCGGATGCTCTGATCGCGGCCGCCTAACCACCCTCACATTCACCGACAAACAGCAACCTGCAGGCGGGCGTCGGCAGGAGCGCACCATCTATTACACCACAAGAGGAGAACCCAGTGATTTACGACGTCGCAGCAATTCCAACGCACTATAACAGCGTCCAATTCCGATCCCGCTTGGAGGCCCGGTGGGCCGCATTTTTCGACCTAATTGGATGGAAGTGGGATTACGAACCCCTGGATTTCCACGGATGGACGCCAGACTTCCTCATCAAGGGTAAAGTTCCGGCGCTGGTTGAAGTGAAGCCAGTCTACTTCAGCGAATTTGAAACACTGTCAATCGAACAAGCCAAGGTGGCCGCAGGTAAAGCATTCCGCACGGCCTCGAACCGAAGAACGGATCCGCAATTCGAAATCATGGTCCTCGGCGCCGGGCCTTTTCGGAGCGAGGGTACTTGGGCTCTCGGCGTGATGGCCCTGGAGCGGCAGTTGGGGAGTGCTGACATTGCGGAACTTCACGACGGCTATCGCCAGAATGCGCTGGATTACGCAGCGCGGTTCGGCAGCTTTCAGTATCGCATCGGTGGGCAGCATGACGGGGATCATCACATCAAGCGGATTGAGCGTGATCGCCCCATAGACCTTTGGAAAGAGGCCGGAAACAAAGTCCAATGGCGTCCTCACCGTTTGCAAGAGGTGGCTGCGTGAGCCTCTCCATACAATCAATCGAGCCGGTCGAAAGGCCGGCATCGTTTCCAGGCGCCGCTCGGACAATTGCGAAGTTCACGGTCGAGCTCGACGGCGTTCGATTATTTGGACTGCTGCTTCGTGAGCGGACCGACGGCTCACGTGTAACTGTCGCGCCAAATATTGGAGGTCGCCACTCGGTGACATTCCGCCGCGATATCGCAGAGCAATTAACAGCAGCAGCTTCAAATGCACTCGGAGGCCGAATTGCCGAAACTTCCAAAAATACAGATCGCTGATACCATCCGATCCTTCGATGAGGCTGCTATTCGTGAACACGTCGGAATGCTGCACCAACTCGCAAATGGCCTTTCCGGTAAATTCGTGGTCTCGACATTCTTCGCGAATCCTGCCGGCGAAGACAAGGCCGGTGGAGTGATTAGCCACCACTCGGTTGGCGATGTCGACGGTACAGTGGACGCTGTCATGGCGCACGCTGAAACGCCGAACGCAAACACATACATTTGCCCGAACCTTATGCGACCGACACTTGAGCGAGGAAAGAAGGGCGGGGAAAGCGACGTAGTCGCAGTTCTGGCACTCGTAGCAGATATGGACGACGACACGGGCAGGTCCGGCACCATGCCGGTTGACCCGAACTATGTCGTCGAGAGCTCTCCGGGAAACTTTCAGTGTTTCCTACTTCTCGACACGCCGTTGTCTGCTGCCGATGCAAAACCACTGGCTCGGTCGCTAAAGGTCGCCGCGAATGCCGATCACTGTACTGTAGACATGGCACATGTCTGGCGCGTGCCTGGCACTTTGAATTGGCCGAACGCTAAGAAGCTTGCCCGCGGGCGCCATTCCGATCCGGCACCAGTGAACATCGCTGAATTGTGGGACGGCGAAGTCACAAACGTCGAAAACCTTCGCATCGCGCTACAAGCGTGGTCGGCGACGGAAACTTCGTCATCGAGTGTGACCATCGGCGAGCTGCCGAAGGCGTGCGATGTTCAAGTGGGTGAGACGTCTGCGGAAATGCTGGCCGCTGATGACGTCGGCGATCGTTCGGCACACGCCGCCAAGGTGGTAGAGCAATTGGCATTTGACGGCCTGGCGGCTGAGCAAGCGTGCGCGGCATTCCTGGCAGCTACCGGTGATTGGTTCGCCCGCTACGAAGGAAAAGATGCAGCGGCGGATTTTGCCCGACTTTGGGGAAAATTCGGTGCTCACCATGCAGAGGAGCGTAGGGCGGGAGCCGCGGCGGTTGCGGGTTTGGTGGCCAAGCGGACGGGAAAAGACCTCGTTGCCGCTAACGACAACTTGCCGAACGGTCCAACGTTTAGCATATTCGATTGGACGGTCGATCGCTTCAAAGGGGAGCCCCCCAAAGTCGAGTATCTCGTCGACGGCGTGATGCCCGCCGGCGTGCCTGGAATGGTATCTGCGATGGGCGACACCGGTAAATCGTACGCCATGCTGGAACTGCATCGACGCGTGTCCTTTGGCTCCAGTGTCTACGACGCCCCGATTTTCGGTGGAAAGGTACTGGCGCGTGGCACCTCGGTAATGATTACCAGTGAAGACGACGCCAACGAAGTTCACCGCCGCATCGCCGCTTTGGACTACCGCGAACACAGGTTTTCCGAACTCGGTCGAAAGATGATTGTTGTCCCTCTGCCTTCGGCTGGAGGTGCTCAGGCATTCTGGGCGGACGATAAAAAGAAAGGCCTGCGCGAGACCGATAACTACCGTCGTATTTGCGAGCAGCTATCTCAGATCGATGATCTCCGGCTGGTGACATTTGACCCACTGGCCAGCTTTGCACACCTGCCGCTCAATGAAGATCCGGCTGCTGGACAGTTTGTCTGCACATCGCTCTCGCGGCTGGCGACCGAGACCGGTGCCACAGTGCTGGTTGCTCACCATATGCGCAAAACGCAGAAACCGATCGAGAACCTGTCTGACGCGCGGGACAGCATTCGCGGCAGCACGGCTTTGGTTGACGGCCTTCGCCTGGCATACGCTATGTGGCCTGCAGAAGAGGCGAGGGCGCGAAAGGTGTGCAAGACGGTTGGCGTCGAGTTCATGCCGGGGAAAGTGGTACTGGGCGGCGTCGTCAAGACTAACGGAGCGGCCCGGCGCGTCATCTCAACGTATGTGCGGAATGACCACGGCCTGCTTGTCGACAAGACTGCGCAGCTGGGTTCGGCAACGCCTCCTACTGGAGATTTAATCGGCGCCCTTGTCGTCACGATCGAGGCGGCGGCAAACGCTGGATCGCCTTTCACTAAGACTGGCGCAAGCGGCGTTTTCGAGATGCGGGAGCGACTTCCGGACGAGTTGAGGGGGTTGTCGAAATCTCGGCTTCACCGACTTGTGGACGACGCTCTCGATATGGGGAAGATCGTAAAAGCAGCCGCCAAGGGTGAAAAAACGGCAAAATGGCTGGATGTTCCAGGTGGTCACTTTGCGATTGGTTTTGGTTCATTCACGACTGGTGCAGCGCGGATTTGAACGAAAGGGGCGGTCGTGAGGCCGCCCCTTTCAGCTATGCGGGTCTGACGCCCGCGGCAATTTGCTTCGCCTTGACGGCCGCTATTTTCGCCGGACGGACGAAAAGTCGATCCAGTAGATCAAGCGTCAAATCCTCAAGGGCCTCGGCCTCGTCCTTTGTGTAAGGGTCAACGTCGTGCGTCGCATCGTTTCCGTCCAGGGCGGCAACGTCAGCAAGTTCGACGATGTCTTGATCCAGTACACCCATTTCCCCAAGGGACTTGATCCGCACACGCAGTGCTTGCGCCGGCTGTTTCCCCTCAAGCCGAGCATCGTGCGTGTAGATATGCTTTGTTGCGACGTCCAGAGTCTTCCGGAACATTGCACCGGAGGCTTCATACCACGTCATCTGCCGGCACGCGTTGGCCTCTTTGAAGAGGTCGGCGATTCGTGTAGGGATGTGTTCGCTCAAAACAGTTGTGGTGGTTGCGATGCGTACAGCAACGTCACCAAGTCGATTGCCAGAGAAGTTGGAGATGTTGCCTTTATACTCGACAGCTAGTTTGTTGCCCTGTTGCGGGCTGATCCATTGATAAATGGAGAACTTCTGACAATCTGCGCACGCACCGACGACTTCATGATAGCTCGTTCTCGACTGGACGATCGTTTCTCCATGGACGTGGTGAGTGATGTTTTTCACGCCGCAACGAACGCAATCTCTAACAAAGAAGCCCATTTCGTTCCCGTTGTTTTACAAATCACTGGTGGAAAATAGACGTTCTCAGGTTGCGTTACAAGAAGAACGAAAAATTCAGATGGTGTTCTCAATGTTGTCCATCGGAACTTCCTCACCACGTCGAAGGTAGTACGCCCATGGCTGCGTTGAGCGCCGCAGCATTGTCGTCAATCACCAGTCTGATGACGGTGCAGAGAGGCAAAGGAAGATTGGCTCAGAGATGCGCCGGCCTTCCTTTATCCCTGTGACCTCGCTACTAGTTTTTCAGTGAGCTCTTTTATGCCGGGGACTTCTACAAGTGCCGCCTTAAGCTTTGGTATCTCTCTCATAGTTCGGTACAACTGATATGGATCGTACAGGTCGACGCCGATATCATGGAACTGCTTCCTGAAGTGTTTGTATAACGCTTTGCCTTTGAAAGTCCGCAGGATCAATTCGAGGTCGCGTTCATTTATTGCTTTTAGTAAAATGTTGCCCCTTGCTATGAACTGGCCAACAGCGTCTGATGGTGGATCGATTTTCGCGCTTAACTCTCCGTTGGACAATTGGTGTTTTATGGTTGGTTTGTGATCGGACTCAATCGTGGCTTTGAGTTTTTGCAGCGTCTCGGGTAGCGCTGCCCCCGCTGCAGCCAAAAGAGCTTTGCCATAATGAGCATCGGTTACAGCGTTGTTGCTTATGCGAAGGTACTCGAGGGCTAGGCTTGGATGCATCAGACATGACTCGAATTCGTTGTAGGGGAGCGTAAGAATGCCTCTATTTTCCAGTGCAACAATTTCTTCGTCGGATGCGTAGTCACGGTCAATAAGGCCCAACTTGATGGGGTGATATGGCAAAATTCGACCATATTCCAGTTGGGACGATACTGCGCGGATTACAGTATCACGTGAGTTGACGGTAATAGGTTCGAATCTTGAAGGGAGAATGTCTTTCAGCAGTAGAGATTGTCCATCGTCCTCACACAATATCGGTATCGTGTCAGTTCGCCGGATTTGGACCCTAGCGCCCACTAGATCCTTGATTACTTTGCTAGGAACCATCGAGTTTGGAGAAATTTCGACAGGTTGTTGGCCCGATTCGATAATGAATAGATGCTTTACTTCCGGTCTAGTAGCGAAGTTCAAACTGTGTGTAGCGTACACAAAAGTGGCTGCTGGTAGCTTTGCTTCAAGCGCGCTCCACATTTCGATGGCTCTGGACTCGTTGAGGTGCAGTTCTGGCTCATCGACAAAAATCGCTACGTGCTCTGAAGCTGATTGAAAACTTAGAATCGCAAATAGCAAAATTTGCCGCTCCCCCGACGAGAGAGATGACACCGGGTAGGTGACGTCGTCTTCAGCAACCAGAAGCTCAAAGTGACCACCCCGCGCTAGGTGGCTTTGCCGCGTAACCAGCCTTCTCCCGATAATCACACCGAGATCATCGAGCAGGCGGGTAAGTAAGTAATTGGGTTTCTCTGGTTTGGGTTGTTGCTCTCCGCTTTCTATCCAGTCCGCGACATTTGCGATGAAGTTGGCTTTGGTATTGGAGTCCAGTTGCTGGGCTCGCGCAAGTGCTTGATTGATCAAGGAGGGCAGGTCAGCGCTCTCTCCGTCTTGGCGACCATGTTGAAGAAGATTATATGGTTCCCTCGTCGTGTTGCCTGACCATGAACCGTTCCAACCGGCAGCAAACTCCCGGTGGGCGGGGACGTGGAATGTACTCCGACCAGTAAGAGTGAGTTGCTCGTGGAGATTGCGGAGAAAGCGAGACTTGCCTGCGCCATTCACTCCCATAATACAAACAGGCCCACGCGTTTCCACAGGTCCATGCTGGAGTAACTCAAACACGTCCATTCCCGCGTCTCCGGCTTCTGATATGGCGGGTGCAGCTTCATATTCTGACATCTTGGCGCTCAACTGATATCTTCTTGGGTGTGCCAGCCAAGATAGCAAACGTGTTCGGAAGATGTAGGCAGATTGCCTATGCCCTCCACAACAAAAACCCGTTCCCGGAAATTTCAGAAATGGCCGTTCCCATGGAAACGGGAACGGTAAGTTATTGATATCATTCAAAAACACGTTCCCATTCCCGGCGTTCCCAGCGCTTCCGGAAACGGCGTAACCAATTGAATTCATTGACGTTCCCGCGTTCCCGGTCTTTACCCCTACTACGTAGGGGAGGCGTATAGGAACGCCAGCCCCAGTAGATGGTTGGGAATCGGCGAACGAGAGATTACGAATTACATTTTTCGTTTCGACTTTATCATCGCCTTCGCAAATGCGTGGATGGCGAATTCGCGATCTGCCTCCGCCATCAGTTCTGCGATTAACGCGAAATCCATGCGGTGGATGTGAACCGCCAGTCTTTCCCGTTTTCCTTCATTTCCCATGTCGAAGCGGAGCTCGATGCCGGCATCTCTGCTGCCGGTCGCAGGCAAAGACCAATTTGCGTCGATTGAAGTTGACGTGCCCGGATGAGAGCTATTGCGATAAACAAAAGATTTTTTCAGATGCATGCAAATCCACTCGCTTCTTCGTTGAACATCTTTTCGTTCTCCCAAAAAAATATCTCACAATTCGACTACCCGTTTTTGGCCCGTTCTCGGAAAGTATGTGTGTGGTTCACGCTGTGGCGCTTTTTTATGGGCGTAAATGGCGAAGCTGGCCCGAAAACACTATATCATGTTGCTCTGTATGGAGCGCATCCAACCAAATATGGAGGCGTTATGATCAGACTTCGTGTCGAGAACATAGGAGGCCCATTCCCCGGCAAGGGGCAGGCTCCTTCAATGACACACGACAAGGTGTTACCCCGAAACGAACGCGCAGCTTTCGAAAGGCTGAACGACCTAGCCGCATTGCGGCCGCATGTGATGGATGCGGGCTCCCTTACTCCAGCGAACGATAACGGAAGACGACCAGAAGCGCCTGCGACCAAATCTATCTGGCCAGCGCGAGAGCTAAGGCTGACGCCATCACAAGCTGATTTTCTTCATCGCGGACGCAGCTCTGTGCATAAGCGCATCAACGATAGGACGGAGTTGATTTTGAAGTCCCGCGGAATGTTGGCATGGCGCAAGGGCAGCGACGACCAATTCTACCTGGTGCCGAGCGACAAGGGCCAAGCAGCGCTCAGCAAATACGAACAGCGAGAGGGACGTAAATGAAAACGACGATCACCCCACCCGCAGGCTACTACCTGTCACCGATGCTCCCAGGGATGCTATTAAAGCGCAGGGACGAGGCGCCATCATCTGCCACACCGTCATACCGCACAACAGCCGCGCACCGCGCCGCAGTGGAAAAATGGCGTAAGACGGCGCCTGCCAACGACAGCGAGATTTTCGGAAAGAAGCCGAAGACAGAAGCACCACGTCACCGCGGCTTGGGCGCCATGAGCGGGCTGCTGGCGTTCCGTAACCGGCCGACAGGCGTTTCTGAGGGTGGCGGCGTGAAAATGAAAGGGTTCGGATCCTTGGCAACGAACTGGTCGCTTGTGCCCGCCAACGACAACGTGCCGCCAGAGGATGGTTTTGGCAATGAGCGGGCGGTGCAGTACGAACCTAGCATTGATCTGATCATGGAATCAGTTGCGAAGATCACAACGCGGGAACGACCAGAGCCGTCGATCCTCAATCCGTCAAGCAACCGCGAGGTACACTCGATCCCGACTGGCGGATCGGTAGAATACGGTTCGTACGTGGATGATGAAGGCAAGCGGCACAAATGCATCGTCCGGATCGGTTCGCTTAGGTTCAGTGACGGCAGCCAAAAAGAAAAAGGCCAGAAGCTGGTATTCGGGGAAGCTGTAGACGCCGAGATCCGAATGCCAGTGGGCGCGATGCTTGGATGCAATGAGAAATCGGCTCGAGATAAAGGCGCTGAGATCGATGAGACAGGCAGCAACTCGCATTACCGATGGATGGTGAAAGGGAAGTCCGCCAAGCGACCGAAGAAGAAGGATCGATCCAAGAAGCGCGTCGTCATGTCCAAGATGGAAGCGCGAGCCATGCTTGCGAACGCGATCAAAAATACGCCTGTCATGCCAGAGGTGACGCGAGGACCGGACGGCTTTCCTTACGGCCCGACGGCGTTGCGTCAGTTGTTCATCGGTGGACGGAAGGGCAAGAACGGCGAGACGGGCTCGCAGGCTTGGGAAGACATCGCTGTTGAGAGCGAAAACAGGCGACAATTCGAAATCGCGCTCGAGAGCATGCTCGATAGCGACGTGAGGATCCTTGCCGACGCCGTTGATGCAAAGAGCTTGGCTCAACTTGGGGAGGCTCGTGGATACAAGGGACGACACGCGGTTGATGCAGGACGTTCACTTCTAAGGGCCGCCAACGACAATTTCGAGCGTGCACTCGAATTGGCTAGGTACGCTGCGGAAGGGTAGGGAAGAAAAATTCCACTCACCCACCTATTACAGTGAAGGGGTCGAAAGGTCCCAAACTGTTCTGGACGCACAAAGATTGCGACAGACGCTCGGCCAGCGATGAGCCGGGCGTAACTATCTTCTATTGCCCTTGAGCGCGTGCTCCTCCGCGAGCTCGGGCAGTCGTGCGGCCCGTTCCCTTTGCTGGTTGAGCGGGCCGCTTTTGTTTTAGCGTTCGATGATGACGCATCGAGATGGATTAGCAGCACCCTTTCTGCATTGAGCCAGCGCTTCCGCGTCTGCCTGAGCCTGGGTCTTATGAAATGAAGACCAGCCGCATCCCCTCATGCCTGTTTCCGTCAGTGCAGGACCCTTGGCGAACGCGATGTGCCCGTATCCCGTGTATTTCTCTCGGTCATTCCTGAACTTCTGCAGAGCAGAACTGCATCCGTAGAGTGTTTTGGTGTTCGCTTGGAACGGCCGATAGTTTTCCTCGTATAGCTGGCAGGACGCCAGGCCGACCACGGTCACTGCTGCAAGAATAATTTTTGATAGCACGCGCAAATCGATCCCCCTATCGCAACCTGCGGGAGATTAGGTTGGCCGTTCTGTGTTGGCAACACGATGTTGGTTCAATTCCAGCTGCGCACCGCCATCCATCTGAGGAATTCCATGACAGACGCAATCATCGCGATCTTCGTCTTGCTCGCGCACGCCCGCAACATTGATTGGCGTGGCTTGCCAGATGCCTAGGCGATCCACACCGTTCAGGCCAGTGCATCAGCGCACAGGCATTCAGCGTAAGCGGGACGCCGACCGGAGCAGATACGACACGCCATGGCGAGCATGGTATAGAACCGCTCGGTGGTCATCGATACGTGAGGTGCAGCTATCAGCACACCCGTTGTGCGTCATGTGCCTGAATAATGAGATCGTCGAGGAGGCCAGAGTGTGCGACCACGTCACGGCACATCGCGGGAGCGAGGAGCTCTTCTGGTCCGGGCCGTTCCAGTCGCTTTGCTTCTCTTGTCATAACAGCAAGAAGCAGCGCGAAGAGCGCAATAATTCAAAGATTGATGTCAACGATATCAATGGCTTACTTGACTGACGGGCAGGGGTGCATCGGTTTTCTTCCGGTGTTGCCCGCAGTACCGGCGGCGTAAGCAATTTTTCACATCCGCAAAATTCGAAATCGGAGATGGCGCCATGGCAAGACCGAGGAAGCCGACGGCTGCCCTAGAATTGAAGGGTGCCTTTAAGAAGGATCCCAAGAGGAAGATGGATCGAGCAGGGGAGCCCGTCCCGGATGGTCCTGTTGGCTCCGCGCCCCAAGGACTCACAACCGACGAAGCGGCGCTTTGGGATGAGCTCGTCGGCTACGGGTTTTGGCTGACAAACGCCGATCGCCTGATGCTGGAAATCGCCGTCAAACTTATGGTCCTGTTTCGGGCTGGCGGGCTGGATGGCGGCGGCATTTCAAAACTGATCGCGGCGTTGGCGAAGCTTGGATTCAGTCCGTCGGACCGCAGCAAGGTTCAGGCGCCAGGCGCCAAAGAGCCAGAGGCCGACCCGTTCGCTGATTTTAAGTGAGAACATGATCATCGATTCAACTGAGCACCCTCATGTAGCGGCCGGACACCAGTACGCGCTTGATGTGGTGTCTCGCAAGATTGATGCGTGTGAGTACGTGCGGCAGGCGTGCCAGAGGCAGCTCGACGACCTAGAACGCGCCGAGGACGGATGGCTTTACTATTTCGACCACCGCGCCGCTGAACTGGTTTGCAGGTTCACGTGCATGTTGCCGCACATCAAAGGGCCGCTGGCAGGTCAGAACCTGACGCTAGAGCCCTGGCAGGCATTTATCCTAACTACTGCATTCGGTTGGTTGCGCCACGACAACGGCAAGCGCAGATACCGCCGCGCTTACACTGAGGTGCCTCGCGGAAACGGCAAGACAACGTTGTCAGACGGACCGGCGCTATACTGCGGATTTGGCGAGAAGGAAGGCGGCGCTGAGATTTACTCTGCCGCTCGTACTCGGGACCAGGCAAAGGTGGCCTTCTCCGCTGCACAGGCGATGCTACGTCGTGCCACTGGGCTGCGGACAGCGCTCGGCATTGACGTTGAAGCGCATCGCATCATCCAGATGCGGTCAAATAGCTATTTCGAAGCTTTGTCGGCTGACGCCGATTCGCTTGACGGTAAGAACGTCCATTTTGCGCTTATTGACGAGCTGCACGCTCACCGCGACCGTAGTGTGTACGACGCCATTGAAACGGGCGCCGGTAAGCGCAACCAGTCCATGGTTTGGGCGATAACAACCGCAGGCGCTGACAAGACTGGCATCTGCTACGAGCATCGTACATACACCCTGAACATCCTAAAGGGCACCAAGCAGGACGATACCTATTTCGGTATCGTCTACACGATTGATAAGGACGACGACTGGACTGAGGAGTCCACCTGGCGCAAGGCAAACCCGAACTACGGTATTTCGGTGGAACCAGAGCATATCGCAGCGCTGTGCCGCAAGGCGATCGGCTCTCCGGCATCGCAGGCCAACTTTCTGACGAAGCATTTGAATGTGTGGATTCAGACGAACGAGGCGCTCTACGATATGCGTGCGTGGGATAAGTGCTTTGACGAGAATCTCGATATCGAGGACTTTGTTGGGCAGCCGTGCCGCGTCGCTGTCGACCTTGCATCAAAGGTTGATGTCGCGGCCGTAGTGGCGCTTTTCGATCGAGATGGAAAGGTGTTCCCGTTCGCTCGGTTCTATGTGCCCGAGCAGGCCATCACTGAGAGCAGGAACGACTCTTACGGAGGATGGGACGCAGAGGGCAAGCTGATTGTCACGCAGGGCGACGTCATCGACATCGACCGTATTGAGGCTGACATTATCGACATGTCTTCTCGCTTCGAGGTGCTTGAGGTCGGTTATGACCCATGGCAGGCGCAGCAAATGGCGAACCATCTTGCGGACCAGGGCGCCAACGTCGTTGAATACCGACAGACAGTTCAAAACTTCTCTGAGCCGACCAAGGAGCTTGATGCACTTATGCGCTCCGGGAAACTTGCTCATCCTTATGGGCCACGCGACCCACTATCCTGGATGATTGGCAACGTCGTTGGGCACTACGATGCCAAGGAAAACGTCTACCCACGCAAAGAGCGACCAGAAAACAAGATCGACGGGGCAATCGCCCTGATCATGTGCCTTGGCCTGCATCTCCGTGGTGGCGGCTCATCGGCAGCCTACTCACCCTGGGACGACCCAGATTTTTCCATCACAAAGGCGGCATAAATGGCTGTAAAAGACTGGTTTAGCCGCCGCACAGCGGAAAAACCTGCGGAAAACCGCGCAAATATCGAAAGCCCGTCTGTGCCGGTGAGTGCCGAGAACTTTATGGCGTTCTTTGGCGTGCAGCAGGCCAGTCTGCCACGCGTAACGATCGATGCAGCGTTGACGGTCCCTGCGGTTCTTGCGGCGGTCGCCTTCATGTCAAGGACGCTTGCCGCTATCCCGCGGCACGCGTATCGAGACACGATGGACGGCGCCAAACGCGTCGGAGGCAGGCTTGAGGTTGTCGTCAACCGGGCGCCAAACGAGACAATGGGCTCGTTTGCTTTCTGGCAGTGGTTTTGGCAGCAGGTTTTCACAGGTGGCCGCGGACTAGCCTACATCGAGCGCACGGCGCAGGGCGTGGATTCGCTCTGGCCTATGGATCCGTCGAAGACTGTCATCAAGCGCACTGGTTTCAAGACGGTCTATCAGTTTGACGGCAGGGATTATCCTGCCGAGGATGTGATCGACGTTCCGTTTATGCTTCACTCCGACGGGGTCAAGCATTACGGCCCAGTACAGCGCGCAACCAAGGCAATCCAGCTCGCGATTGCCATGAACGACTACGGTTCGAATTTCTTCGCGGGCGGCGGCGTTCCTCCGCTTTCGCTGGAAGGCCCGCTTCCGGCTGGCGCTGAAGCGATGAAGCGCGCGCAGGCGGACATCAAGCGGTCTGTTGATGCCGCCAAGGATGCAAGCGAGCCGATTTTCCCGATCCCGGCCGGCTACAAATTGCAGCCAGTCGGAATTGACCCGGCCAAAGGCCAGATGGTCGAGGCCCGACGGTTCCAGGTCGAGGAAATCGCGCGTGCATGGCAGCTTCCGCCAGTGTTTCTGCAGGATCTGTCTCGCGCGACGTTTAGCAACGCTGAGCAGCAGGACTTGCATCTCGTGAAGCACCTGATCGGGCAGTGGACCAAGGCGCTTGAGGATGAAATTAACCTCAAGTTTTTTGGACGCTCAGGCAATGGTCGTTATGTCGAGCACAATCTCGATGGGCTGATGCGTGGCGACTTCAAGAGCCGCATCGAAGGCTTGGCGCGAGCAATCCAGACGGCGCAAATTACGCCCAACGAGGCACGCGCACTCGAAAACAGGCCGGCGATGAAGGAGGGCAACGATTTGCTTGTCCAGGGGGCGACTGTACCGCTTGGGCAGCAGCCACTCGACACGGGGCAAGGCGGGGCGCCTCTGCCGGCCAACGATAATCAAGACAGCGAGGCGGAAGCCGCATGATCAAAGACATTGAAAAGCGTGGCGGCACGCTTGGCGTTGAAATTCGCGCCGAATCCGACAAGCGAACGTTGGTGGGCTATGCCGTTGTCTGGGATAGCGACACCACGATCGGCGACTGTTTTGTCGAGCGTATTGCGAAGGGCGCTTTTACTCGTGCTCTCGGCGGTGACGTGCTTGCACTGGTCAACCATGACTGGGGTCGCGTTATCGGCCGCACGAAGAGCAAGACGCTCAGGCTGCAGGAAGACGATCGCGGCCTCAAGGTCGAGATCGATGTTCCGAACACGACCGACGGCAATGACCTATGGGAGCTTGTCGAGCGTGGCGACGTAAGCGGGATGTCATTCGCGTTTCGCGCAACAAAACAGGAGTGGGACGACACCGGCGAATTGCCGAGCAGAACCATTCTTGAGGCGGAGCTTTACGAAGTCACAGCCACGCCAATCCCCGCGTACGAGGACACCACGCTCGCCAAGAGGTCGCTTGAGGCCATGAGGGCCGAGGCTGAGGCAGCGAAGTCTGACGAGCAGCGCAGGGCAGAAAACAAGGCCGCAGCTGCACGACGAATAGCCGAGCGCAAAGCGCGACACGAACAAGTAATTCGAGGCATCCGGCAGGACGCTTCGTAGTCACCCGGCACAGCCGGAGGGCATGGACGACGTCCTGCCAACCAAGAAACCCTTTAGACTGGAGACCTTAATGGCAACTCTTACCGAGCTGCAGGAAAAGCGCGGCCGCCTTGTAACTCAGGCCCGCGAAGCCCTGGATGCTATTACCAAGAATACCGATGAAGCCCGCTCCGCCGAACTCGACAAGCGCCACGATGACATCATGGCCGACTTCGACAAGGTCGAGAAGCAGATCGAGCGCGAAGAGCGTCAGGCCGCTATCGAGGCCCGCTTCGAAGAGCGAGCCCGCAAGGATCGCGAAAACCGGCGTCCCGGCGGTGACGGCGCAGGCCGTGGTCAGGACGATGGCGAAGCGCTCGATTATCGCCATGTGTTCCATAAATTCATTGCCGCTGGCGCAGACCTCGCAGAGCTCGACGCTGAAGAGCGTTCAGTTCTGAAGGCCGGCGTTCAGTCCGGCAAAGAGTTCCGCATGCAGACGACTGGCACGAATACTGCCGGCGGCTACACGGTCCCAGTCGAGCTCGCCGAAATCATCGTGAAAACGATGAAAGACTGGGGCCCGATGTACAACGACGATATCGTCACGACCCTCAACACTACGTCGGGCAACGTAATCAATATTCCGACCGTTGATGACACTACTGTTACCGCCGAGAAGCACACTGAAGGCACCGCTCTGACGGATGATGGCGGCAAGGACGCGACTTTTGGTCAGCGGACCCTCGGCGCCTACGTTTACGACACCGAGTTCGTAAAGTTCTCCATGGAGCTTGCTGCCGACAGCATCTTCAACATGGAAGCCCTGCTTGGTGCCCTGCTCGGTGAGCGACTTGCGCGCATCGCCAACCGCGAACTCACCATCGGTGACGGCACTGGCGACCCGAATGGCGTTGTGACTGCGTCCACCCTCGGTAAGACGGCTACCGCAGCCGCTGCTATCGCGTCCGACGAACTAATCGACCTCCTGCACTCGGTAAATGCGGCTTATCGTCGTTCCCCGAAGGCTCGCTGGCAGTTCGCTGACCTCACGCTGGCTGCAATCCGCAAGCTGAAGGATGGCCAGGGCAACTACCTCTGGCAGATGGGTGACATCACCAAGGAGCAGCCAGGTACGCTGCTGGGTTACCGCTACGAGATCAACGACGACGTGCCGCTGATTGCAGCTGGTGCGAAGCCTGTCATCTTTGGCGACTTCTCCAAGTACTTCGTCCGCAAGGTTGGATCGCCGGTCATCGGCGTACTGCGTGAGCGCTTCTGGCCTGATCTGGGTATCGCTGGTCTCATCCGTTTCGATGGCGAGCTCGGCGACACTGCCGCGATCAAGCACCTTGTCATGGCTGCTTCCTAATTGAGGACGGCGGGCTTCGGCCCGCCTCCATCTCAAAGGAGAGAACATGAAAGTTGAACTTTTGGTCGGCCTGTCCGGCAATGAGTATTCACTGTCACCCGGCGACCAGCGAGATTTCGATGACGACGAGGCAGATCGCCTTATCGCCGCTGGCTACGCTGTTAAGGTCGATGAACAGGTCGACACAGTAACGACCACCAAGCGGAAGGGTAAGGCGAATGTGGTATCCTCCGAAGGTGACGGCAAGAACGGGTGATCCCCTATCACTCGCGGATGCCAAGAGGCATTTGAATGTCTTTCATGACGATGACGACACGTTGATTGAGGCGATCGTCGCGTCGGCCGTGGATCATGTCGAGAAATACACCGCAACAGCGGTTGCTGTGCAGACTATAGAGGCAAAGTGCGACAGCTTTTCCGACTTCGCGCATGTGCCCGTTGCCCCGCTTACTAGCGTTGCAATTGCCTACGTGGATACCGACGGCGCAAGCCAAACCATAGCAGGGGCTGATTATGAGCTTCGCGCCGACGGCTTGCAGGTGTCGATCGTGCCCACTTACGGTAAGCAGTGGCCAGCCAAAAGGCTCGGCTCTCGCATCACCGTGACTGCTCAGGCCGGTTATGAAGACACTCCGCCGGCCATCAGGCACGCTATCCTCCTGTGGGTGGCGGATGCATACGAACGTCGCGAGAACAGTGTGGACGAGGGCTTTTCCGCCTTCGACGCGTTGCTTTGCAACTTCAGGCGAAATCTCTGATGTGGCTCCGCTTCCTTGAACCCTTCGACTGGCGACAGCCAGGGTTCACCATCGCCTATCAGCCAGGCCTCTACAACGTGACGCGCAAGTGCGCCGCAGCTGCGATAGCGGCTAAGGCTGCCGAACCCACCAAGGATCGACCGAATGCCAAAACGCAAGAGAGCGGGCGCAGGCTCGCTGAGTGAGCGCATCGGCTTTGAGGCCGAGGTTGAGGGAGATGATGGGTATGGTGGCGTGGTGGTCGGCTTCGCGGAGCAATTCGTTGAGCCAGCCCGCCTTGAGCCGCGTGTTGGTGGGTCTGAGCCTGTAATAGCCAGCCGCCTCCAAGGAATCCAGCCATTCACCATGACTGTCCGCAGCAACGAGCGCACACGCACCATCACGCCGGCTTGGCGGGCGCGGAACAAGCGTTCTGGCGTGGTCTATGCAATCAAGGCTGCGGTCAACATCGATGAGCGCAACCAGTGGATTGAGCTGCTGGTGGTGCAGGGGGAGGCGGGATGACTATTCTAGGCCTCTCAAAACTGAACCGTAAGCTTGCGAAACTGCCGGCCGCCGCCGAGAAGCGCATCAAGGAAGCAATGGGGCAGGGCGCCGACGAGATTGTCGCGCTCATGAAGTCGCTTGTTGCCGTCGATAGCGGCGAACTTCGCGATTCAATTGGCTGGACATGGGGCGATGCTCCGAAATACAGCCAGAAGATCGCCACCGTGAAGTCCGCTGACGGCAAACTCGTGATCACGATTTATGCCGGTAACAGCAAGGTGCGCTATGCTCACCTCGTGGAGTTCGCCACCAAAGCGCACGAAAATGCCGGCCAGTTCCCCGGCACTCAGCATCCAGGCACCAAAGCGCAACCATTCTTCTTCGTCTCTTACCGCGCACTGCGCCGTCGCACGAAGTCTCGCATCACACGCGCCATCAATAAATCGGCGAAGGAGGTGGCAGCGAATGGCTGATCCCACCCTCGAGCTCCAAGGCGCGATTATTGCTCGCCTCAAAGCTAATGCAGCCGTAACCGCGCTGGTTGGAAATCGCATCGCCGACATCCCGCAGTCCACGTGGGCGAAACCTTACATCAGCATCGGTCCTTCAAACTACATTGAAGAGATTATCGACTGCATAGACGGCGGTGAGGTCATGATCCAGATCGACTGCTGGTCAGAATTTACGACCATGAAGGAAATCCGCGACATTGCTGACGCGGTGCGCCGGGCATTGCGCAACTGGGAGCCTGACTTGGCAACCAACGCCATTGTGACCTTCGATCCGTGGCGCACCGACTTCATCCGCGACGGCGCACTTAAGCAGGCGTCACTTCGCTACACGGCGATCGTCGAAGAGCCGTAGGGCTCCACCCTTATCAGATATTTCAGGAGGCCTTTATGGCTCAAGCAACCACCATCAAGGGCGGCAAGATTCGTGTGCTTTTGGGCAACGATGCCGATCCGATTGTTTACAGCTCGCCCTGCGGCTTCACGCAGCGCTCCATTACGCTGAACAAGGGCCTCGAAGAGGTCAATATCCCCGACTGCGAAGACCCAGATAAGGTCGACTGGGTCGGCCGAGACGCGACGTCTCTTTCCATGGGCATCTCTGGCGAAGGCGTGCTTGCATCAGAAAGCGTCGACACCTGGCTCGAAGGCTTCGAAAGCATCGAGAGCATTCCGGTCAAGGTCGAGTGGGAATTCCCCGCCAAAACGATCACTTGGACCGGCCGCATGCACATCGAGAGCATGGAAGTCGGTGCCAACAACGGCCAGCGCGCAACCAACAACGTTTCTCTCCAGAGCGACGGCGAAATGGTTCGTGTTACCACGCCGGTCACGCCATAATGCGGGATGCGCGTATTGAATTGACCATCTGGGACGGAGACTATGAATTCCGTCTTGGATGGGGTGAGCTGGCCCAGCTTCAGGAGAAGTGCGATGCTGGGCCATACGTGGTTTTAAACCGACTTATCTCTGGCTCTTGGCGCTTGGAAGATATCGAGGGGGTTCTTCGTCTAGGTCTGATCGGTGCGGGGAAAAAACCAGAAGAAGCGACCAAGCTTATCAAGGATCATGTCAGGACACGCCCGCCGGCAGAGTACCATCCCGCAGCCGTGCTGATCCTCAGGGCGGCCGTGATGGGCGCACCGGACGAACCTGCGGGGGAGGGCGACGCAGCAAGTCAAACCGAAAACAGCTTGACGACCTCCCCGACGGAAAGCTGAGATTTGCTGCGATCTACGGCACAGGGGCGGTGATGGGCTTCACGCCTCAACAGGTCAATGAAATGTCCATGTGGCAGTTTATGGCGGCTGTTGACGGTTATGTCGAGGCTAACACGCCAGATGACGGCGGGCTTACGGCGAAGGAAGTCGATGAGCTATGGGACTGGCTTTAAGGCCAGTCTCTTAGCGCCACATTCCATTGTCCTTCGGCTGCTCGGTGCCTTCGTATTCGCGCCCCATGATCATCATCGGGATCGACGCCAAGAAGGCTATTGCACCTGCCGTTATCAATATGTGGTACATCGTCACGTCCGGTATTTCCGACATGTTTCGGATGTTCCCGCGCAGGGATGTGAGCATGTGATTGAGCCACTCCCGTGTTCCGATAGCGACGCATGGGCCAAGGATAAAAAGCGCCAGCCCCCATTTTCCAAGACGCGTGAACTTCTGCTTGAACCTCAATCCGACCTCCCTAGGTTGCCCCAAACATATCAGGACACCACTCAATGGCAACAGACCTTGAGCGCCTTGTCGTCCAACTCTCCGCGGACATCAAGGGTTACGAGCGCGCGCTCGCCCGAGCGCAGGGTGCGACGTTTCGACAGGCGCGAGCAATCGAAAATCGGTTCGCGAAAATGAACTCGAACATCAACGCGTCGTTCCGGAATATGCTCTCCGGCTCGGTCGCAGGTATTGGCGGCGTCCTGGGTACGCGCGAGATCATTCAGTACGCTGATGCGTGGACGGAGGCGGGCAATAAAATCAGAGCCGCCGCCACCTCGGCAGGAGTTCAGGCGAGGTCTCTCACGCAGTTGAAGGATGGCGCCAACGAGGCGCGCACCGCTTTCGGAGATTATGTCGACCTTTATGCGCGCCTCATTCGTTCCGCATCGGGGGTGGCAAAGTCCGAACAAGAGATTGCGACAGCTACCGATATCGTCTCAAAGGCATTCAAGGCTGGCGGCGCATCGGCGCAGGAGCAGGCAGCAGGCATTTTGCAGCTCGGCCAAGCTCTTGGCTCCGGCGTTCTGCAGGGGGATGAGCTCCGTTCTCTGCGTGAAAACGCGCCTATCCTTGCACAGGCTATCGCGAACGAATTCAAGACGACTATTGCAGGCCTGAAAGACCTTGGCGCAGAAGGCAAGCTGACATCGGACAGGGTGTTCAAGGCCATTCTCAACGCGCAGAAACCGATTGAGGCTCAGTTCAAAGCGACAAACGCCACCATCGCTGACAGCTTCACCAGGCTGAACAACGAATTCACCGCCTACATTGGGCTTGCTGACAACTCCAACGGGGCGAGCGTGAAGCTGGTCGAAGCGCTTGACCTTCTTGCCGATAACTTCTCGCAGACTGCCGATGCGGTAGTAACATTCTCTGCCGTCCTCATCGGCGCGTTTACCGGCCGCGCAATCGGTGGTGCTGTCGTCGGTTTAGGTCAGGCGATCGCGTCTCTCGGATCATTCATTACTGCACTTCGCACCGGCACCATCACCGCAGCCGCATTCAGCTCTGCGCTGGGCCCAGTAGGGCTGCTGGCGGGCGCTGCGGCGGCAGCGATATTCCTAATGTATGACGCCAATTCTGACGCAGAGCGCGCAGCAAAGGCTCACGGGGAAGCGGTCAACGAACTGAAATTCCAGATCGAGAATCTGGACTACGCAAATAGCGCGGCCGTCGCATCCACTAGAACAAAAATTGCTTCTGATGTTGAGGCGGCAAAGGCTGCCCTCGAACGCGCCAAGGCAGAGCAGGCTCTGGCGGCGTCGCTGGTGCGGGAAGAAGTCAGCCCGTCGATGTCGTTGTATCCCTCTCCTGGGGCGACTGACGTCGAAAATACTGTAAGCCAAAACCCAGTCGTTAAAGAGCGGCAGCAACTGATCGATCAGTTGGACAAGCAGCTAAAGGACCTTGAAGGCATCAACGCCCAATTCGAGAGCTATGCCTCCGGCAAAGCCAAGCCGACAAGAGACACGACCGGATTCGGCACAGGTATCGGCGCAGCTACAGAAGGCAAGACAAAGAAAACCCGCGCCAACGAATATCAGCGCGAGGTCGAGCAGATCACGAAGCGAACTGCGGCATTGAAGGCCGAAACGGAAGCGCAGGCTGGCCTTAACCCGCTGCTCAACGATTACGGCTACACGCTGGAGTTTGCGAGGGCAAAGCAGGATCTTCTTACTGCCGCCCAGGAGGCAGGCGTAAAAACCACTCCAGAGCTCACGGCCAGCATTGAAGATCTTGCCGCTGGGTACGCCAACGCCGTGGTGGCATCCGAGCAGCTTGCCGAAAAGCAGGATGAAATCCGCCAGCGTGCCGAAGAAGCCATGGCCACAGCCAAGGACGTCACGCGCGGGCTAGTTGACGGCTTCATCGAAGGGGCAGACAAGGCCGATATCTTGGCTGACAGCCTCAAGAAGATCGGCAATGCGCTGATCGATGACGTGCTTAACAGCATCTTCAAGGTCAACAATGCAGCTGGTGGCGGTGGCTTTCTGTCAAGTATCTTCGGCGGACTGTTCGGCGGTGGTGGCAAGAGCAGCTTCCCTTCGGCTCCTTTGCCCATGTACGCGTCCGGAACGTCGTCAGCCCAGGCTGGCGTTGCGCTTGTTGGCGAGAAAGGTCCAGAGCTGGTCCGGTTCAAAGGCGGCGAGCAGGTCATCCCGAACCATAGGATCGCCTCAGCGTTAAGCGCTCCGTCCCTTCCGGACATGAAGTCGGTTAGCGGTGGATCCGCCCCCCGCGTTGCTATCACCTTCTCGCAGGTTATCGATGCCCGCGGCGCCTCAATAGAGGCAGTTGCAAGACTGGAAAAGATCGTCGCCAAACAGAACGCAGAACTTCCCTACCGAGTGGAAGAAGCGGTGCGTTCTGCAAACAAACGAAATGTGAAGTTGAGGTAAGGCAGGTGACGAAAATCGTAAACAGCAGCGAGTTCAGCGCGAACTCTATCTTCGTCGGATGCAGCGTAAATGAAGATGGCGAGCCGCTGGTCGAGATCAACGGCAAGGCTATTGGCACGGTCGCCGGACTGCTCGATTTCCTTGGCAAGTACGAAGGGCAGCAGAAGGCGAAGGTGAACGTTAAATGGGCAGTTAGCGCGGTTCCAGACGGTTTACTTGGGCCTCGGGATTACAAGATTGCCGCTCCTTATCAGGCCGCTGCGGTTCTCATGGATGTTCCGATCAACATGGACATCGATCCTGGCGAGGACGCTTACGCGCGCATCGACAGGTTGCATCGCAGGCTCGATGAGATGGAATCGTCATTCGCCAGACGTGTCGAGGAAGCAATCGCATCCGCCCAGCGTCGAAACGTAAGGCGGACTTGATGACAATCACATACCCGCTCCCAACTTCGTTTTTCGATGAGTTCCCAGGCTGGTCGACTGAGTTCAATCTGCTCTGGCGACAGGAGCAATCGCGCACAGCCGGCGGCCAGACGGTCGTCAAGGACATGGGATCGCCGCTCTGGCAGATGACCGCACAGTCGCGCTCGATGAAGCCGAACGAGCTGGACTACTGGCGGGCGCGTCTCACGAGCTTAGAAAACGGGCTCAAGACGTTTCGCGCATTCCCGAAGTCACGTTGTTTCCCGGTGGCGTATCCGAACGGCAGCTGGCCGACCGGCGGCGCATTTGCCGGGGTGGGGCAGGTGGCCACGATTGCGAGCAACCGCAAGGCCATCTCGCTGTCAGGCCTTCCCGCTGGCTACAAAGTCACCGTGGGCGATTACATCCAGATCGGCGACAAAGACCTCCACATGGTCATGGAGCCTGTAACGGCCAGTGGCAGCGGCGTGACAACGCAGTTTGAGGTGCGTCCGCATCTGTGGCCGGGCGTTACGGCACCTGTCGCTGCTACGCTGGTCAAACCGTCCTGCATCATGGCGATCGTGCCCGGCTCGATTTCGACCACTGCCGAGATGGCAACGGGACGCGGCACGGTCACTTTTCAGGCGATTGAAGCCCGCTAAACACCCCCCATAGGTCAGAATGAGAAACATCTCAGCAGAAAACCTTGCTGCGCTTGAGGCGCGGCAGCTGGTGGCGCGCGACTTCCTCTGGTTTGTTGCGCGCGATCGGGCGACAGGCGCGCCCGTCACCGATGGCATGTGGTCGGACGTCGGCAACGTCACGGCTGCCATTGTTCACCCAGATACAGGCTTGCCGGTCACGCGTGACTGGTACGGCTCTGGCACGCTGGCGCAGATCGATGACATTCCACTCGTCGCCAACCTGTCGGTGCAAAACGTCAATATTCGCCTGTCTCAGGTGAGTGAGCACGTGCAGACGCTGGTGAGGCAGTATGATTGCCGTCAGGCCCGCGTCGAGATTTATCGAGGCCTGTTCGATCCGGACAGCCGTCAGATGGTTGCACCAGCCGAATGCCGCTTCGTTGGCTTCGTCGACACCATCACAATCAACACGCCCTCCGAGAACGAAGAGGGCAGCGTGACGATGGTGTGCGCCAGCCACACGCAGGAAATGACGCGGTCTAACCCGTCGACTCGCAGTCACGCCACGCAGGTGCTGCGACAGGCCGGTGATGCATTCTTCACTGATGCTGACACCTCGTCCGAGTGGGAATTCTTCTGGGGTTCCGAAAAGGGCAAGGTTGCCACGCAGCCGAAAAAGAAGAAATTTTTAGGTTTATTCTGATGGACATCCGCTTTGCCGACGCAAGCGACCGCGATCGTGTTGTGGCGCTCCTGCGCGAAAGCCACGAGGCCGCAGGCTTCACCTTTCCATTTCAGGCGGCATATGCCGATCGGCTGTTTCAACAACATCTGGCGTCAGCGATGGCCTGCGCTCTTGTTGCTGGCAAGCCCGCGCAAGGCGTGCTGATGGCCTGCGCTTTCGAACATCCCTTTGGCGCTGGCCGAATTGCCAAGGAAACGGTCTGGTTCGTCACGACGGCGGCACGCGGTCGAGGCGCAATTAAGATGCTTGATGCCTATGAGGCATGGGCGCGGTCGGTCGGCTGTGTCAATGCCGGCATGGCTTCGCTGGCGACCAATGACGTCTCCAGCCTCTATGAGCGGCGCGGCTATAGCGCTGTCGAAACTCATTTCATGAAGCCGCTCTAGCGGCGCGGCGCGCAAGGCGCATTCCAGGAAAAATCGATGGCTCTTTTCACGTCCGCGGGCATTGCCTCGGCGCTTGGCGTTGCGGCTGGAACGTTTACAGCGGTCGCTGCTGCGGTGCTTAATATCACTGTTGGCGTCGGCATCAATCTTCTGGCTAAATCACTTTCCGGACAGCCCAAAGATCCGACGTTCTCGATTAACGGCACACTTCAGGGCGGCGGCGATGTTCCACGCTCCTTCATCATGGGCCGCACAGCTACCGCTGGTTCGCTCGTTTTCGTCAATACGTGGGGGCAGGACGGTGACACGCCGAACGCCTATCTGACGCAGGTCATCGCGCTGTCGGATTTGCCTGTGCGTGGTCTAGCCGAGGTCTGGGTTAATGGCGAACTCGTGACGCTCGGCGGTCTGACTGATCGCGGCTATGCGGTCAACCAGTATCCGGACAGCCTCTGGGTCAAGTTTTACGACGGCACGCAGACGACCGCTGACAGCTTCCTGTTCACGTCGGTGTCGAACGGCAACAGGTGGTGGAATCCGGATCGCATCGGACGCGGCGTTGCTTATGCGATCGTCACGGCTCGCGTCTCGAAGAACATGTTTTCGGGCGTGCCGTCATTCAAGTTCGTGCTCGAAGGTCTGCGCCTCTACGACATCTCGCGTGACAGCACGCAAGGCGGCGTTGGTCCGCAGCGTTTTGCTGACCCGGCGACGTGGGGCGGAGATGGTGATTTCCTGCCGGCAGTGCAGATCTACAATCTGCTGCGCGGCATCACCTATAACGGCCAGTGGTTCTATGGTCTCCAGAACCTGTCCTCGTCCCGTCTGCCTGCCGCAGCGTGGATTGCCCAGATCGAGAAGCATCGCGCCGGTACGCTGGAATCAACCGGCTGGGTGAACACCTATCGCAGCGGCGGCGAAATTCAGGTCGATGCACCTCTGACCTCCGCCGTCGAAGCGTTGCTGACGGCGTGCCAGGGCAGGATTTCCGAAGTCGGCGGCGTCTACTATCTGCACTCCGGTGCGCCAGAAGCGCCTGTCATCGCCTTCACCGACGATGATATCCTGTCGACGGAAGAGCAGGAATTTACGCCTTTCCTCGGGCTCGCCGACACTATCAACGGGGTTTCGGCCAACTATCCTTCGCCGGCCGATGGCTGGGTCGCCAAGACCGCACCGCCGCTCTATCGAACGGACCTTGAAGCGATCGACGGCAACCGCCGCCTGATGGCTGATGTCGACCTGAACTTCGTTCCATATCCGGAGCAGGTTCAGCGCCTGATGAAATCTGCGTTGGAAGAGGCTCGTCGCTTCCGCAGGCACACCATCGTGCTGCCGCCGAAGTTCTGGGCCTACGCGACGCCGGGAACGGTGTTTTCGTGGACGTCAGAGCGCAACGGCTACATCGCCAAGCTGATGCGGATCGACGGGGTTGCCGATCGCGCCAACCTCGATGTGATGATCGACATCACCGAGGTCGATCCTGCCGATTACGACTGGAGCAGTGATACCGAGTTTAAGCCGCCGGTTGATGGCCAGCTTGGCGTCATTCGTCCGACGCCGCAGCCGATTGTCGATTGGTTTGCGGAGCCGGCCACGGTCAAGGACAGTTCCGGCGAAGACCGCCGACCGGCTATCCGGCTGACGTGGGACAATAGCGACGGACGCCTCGATGATGTGATCGGCATCGAATACGAGGTGAGACTACAGGCCACGCTGGAGAAAATCTCCGAAGGCCGCACAGACCAGCCGCAAGTTGGCTCGATGCTTATCTCGCAAAGCCTCCTTCCGGCCGAAAGCTACGTTGTCCGTGGGCGATACATTCCTGGGGGCGACAGGCCGGTGTTATGGTCAGGGTTCATTCCCGTCATTACGCCGAACATCCTGCTTTCTGATAAGGATGTGTTTGTTGACATCGATCTGACCGGCGTTGAAGAGGCGCTGGGGTGGCTGCGCAACAGCACCCGAACTGCGCAGGATGCCATCGATGGCCTCATAGCCGCGCAGATGGAGCTGGCAACGGTCGCCTACAAAGACACGCGGAAGCTTGCCAGAGAACTGTCTGTCGAACTCGGCGAGGCCCGCGCTGAATACAAGGAAGATATCCAACTTGCCGTGAATGAGACCATGGCCGTTGCAGGCAAGGTCGAAACACTGACGGCGGCGCTGGGCGGCAGTTCGGCGTTCGTCAATGTCGCATGGGCTGCCATCGCCGCTCCATCAGGATACGCAGCGCGGTATGGCGTGACGGCCGCTGTCAATGACGGCGCATATCGCGCTGCGTCGTTGCTGCTGGATGTGCCGTCGAACCCGGCGAGCCCAACACGCATCATCATGAAGGCCGGTCAGGTCGTCATGGTCAGCGACGACGACGCCACGATAAAGCGGCCGTTCGTGTTCCAGTCCGGTGTCCTCTATCTCGATGAGGTGAGGGTCAACCAGCTTTCGGCGTTGTCTGGCGTGCTTGGCAACGTGGATATTTCGAGCGCTTACATCGGCACCTTGACCGTCGGCACGTCAAACATCGATCCCGGCGCAATCACCGCGGCGGCGTCCGACATCCTGCCGGGTAATGGATCTGTCGATATCACCCTCACTCACGGCGCAGGTTCTCCCCGAGTTCAGGTGGAGGTGGTCGGGAAGGTGTATTCGGGCACATCCACCGATGGTGCGTATGTGACCTTTACGCTTCGAAACGTCACTGACGCCGTCGATGTTGAGACATTTCTTGTGTTCTCGAAAACGACGCCACCGGCAGGTGCTGCGCGCCTTCTTGGCTCAACGACGTACCTGTTCAACCCGCCAAGCGGCCGCACTCAAACGACATTCAGGCTGACTGCAACGCCGCAGGGAGCGACCCCTGTCAACTCCACAATCGTTGCTCAAGCATTCAAGAGGTAATCCATGACAGCCGGAAATCAGATGCAGGTTGACGCTCTCGTCGCCCTGCAAGAAGCAGAAGTGCGCGAAGGCTTCCTTAAGCAGCGGACTTTGCTGCTCGGGCAACACCTCGCCATGCAAAAGCAGGAAAACCAGATCCTTCTCGACAAGATCAACGGGCTCGAAGCTGATCTGCGCCTCGCGAAAGGCGAGGGCGACACCGTCGACACCGGTAACGGAGCATCCGAATAATGGCTAACACCACCTGGTACGGCGACGGTACGGCAACCGTCGCTGTTGGCTCCCGCACTGTTACCGGCACGGATACAGGCTGGCTGACGGAGGTTGCCGGTCTTACTCCGATCAAGGTCGGTGACAAGTTCGGCATCCATGTCGGTCGTCCGATCGTCATCGAGCAGATCATCAGCGACACGGAACTGTTGCTTGCTGATGATTGGCCTGGTCCTGCGCAGACCGACGCGCCTTACAAGGTCGAGCTGACCTCCCCAACAATTGCCGCGGTCGAGGCCATGCGCCGGCTGTTGGCTTCGTTGTCGAATGGCAATCTCGATTCCCTGTCTGAAATCTCGGTTGGCACCGATGACATTCCAATCGGGATCGGGCCGGGTGTGTTTGGGACGATCAACAAGGCCGCCTTGGTTCAGGGCGTCCAGTACGATGCGTGGGTGCCTAACCTTGCTGGCAGGGCGGCTTACAATGGCGCCGCTGCTGGCTTCTCCGTTCTCGTCATCGACATCGGAGACGGACGGTCTGCACTCTACTTCAAAAACTCGGCTACGTCGGGTGACTGGAGTGCGCCGTCTTACGTAACGGGTCCTGTCGGTCCCGCTGGCGTGAACCAGCGCGGCAACTACAGTGCAGGCACGGCTTACGCGATCCGCGATATCGTGCAGTATGGCGGGTCGACGTGGATCGCCAAGGTGGCAACGACGGGCAATGCGCCTCCCACGCTCCCGACGACCGAGAACACGCAGTGGCTCTTGTTCGCACGCTCCGGCACTCCCGGTGTGGTGGATCGTGGTACCTACAGCGGTGCTGCGGCCTACGAGACGAATGACATCGTCCTCAACAATGGCTCGACGTGGATCGCTCTGCAGCCGACCACCGGCAATGCTCCTCCCGTACTGCCGACCGAAAGCAACGCCTATTGGCGACTGCTGGCGCGTAAGGGTACGGATGGGACCGGTACGGGGGATGTTATTGGGCCGTCCAGCGCGGTCGATAATTTCCCTGTTGCGTTCGATGCGACGACGGGAAAGCTCATCAAGGCCATTACGGGCGCGATTGCGGCGTTGCATGGGCTGACACCTGCCGCTGATCGTCTGCCGTATTTCAATGGCGCTTCGTCGGCTTCACTGGCCACCCTCACGGCATTTGCCCGCACCATTCTGGATGATGCAGACGATGCTGCTGTCCGTGCCACCATTGCTGCCTTTGCCAGTGCCGGCGGCGCTCTTTCGGGTGCTGTCGACTTGGCTTTCGCCCCAAATAACTGGTCGATCAGGCAGACCACGACAGTGACGCTTGCGGCATCTTCAAACTACGTGTTTGCAGCTGGCAGCGGCCTTATCCTGATCACCGATCCGACGACTGGTAGCACCGGCGTATTCCTGTGTGGGGGTGGTGCCTCTGTTCTTCTCGGGCAGAGCATCGCAGGCACCTTCGGCATCTCTGGTTCAAGCGCTCCGCTCCGGCTGGAGTTCTCAACGCAATACTATCTTGCCAACTACAGCGGCTCCAGTCGCGTGCTTGGCATCATGAACATTCGCACGAGGAACAGTGCATGACGAGCGAGTACACAAAGCTTGAAGATGGCCTCAATCAGAATGCGTGGATCGGTCCCGATGGCAGTATCTATATTTGCCGGGAAGGGCAAACCGTCGAGGAGCTGCTGGAAGAGATCGGGGAGGGAGGTGCGTCACATGCCCCCACCATTACCGACTACGAGAACGCCATCCAGAACTTTGTCGACAGCACGGCGCGTGAGCGTCAGTTTCGCGACGGCGTGACGCTGGCTTCCTACATAGGGTCAACAATTCCGAAATGGGCGGCTGAGGCAATGGCTTTCGTCGCATGGCGCGACAACGTGTGGCGGTATTCCTACGGCGAACTGGCCAAGGTTCAGGCCGGTCAGCGCCAGCAGCCAACCGTCGAGCAGTTCCTCGCGGAGATCGCGCCTATTGCTTGGCCGGTAGCGTAACCCGGCACCCATAACAAAAGAGGCCCGTCGCTCCTCGCAAGCGCCTGGGCCTCAATACCGCAGCCTGTTTCAGGGCGTGCGGCGGTTACCTCATATAGTGGGGAAACTAGAAACAAAAGACCCGCGCAGGGTCGGGGGACGGTTTTGCGCGGGTCCTTAGGCCATGGAGTTGGGGACATGGCGCTGTCTAAACGCAACGGCCGCCAGAATGTTCCCCGGCACTCATAAGGATTCCCAATGCTCATCCACAATTGGCGGCAGGTGCTGAAACGCGCCTGGTCCGTGCGATTAATCGTGCTCGCCGCGGTGCTATCCGGCATTGAGGCGATGCTCCCCTTCATTGCGCTGCCAATCCCCGCCGGTCTCTTTGCTGGCCTAACGCTGCTGGTCACAGCTGCGGCGTTCCTGGCGCGCATTCTCGCGCAGAAGGAGGTCGGTGATGCCGATCAATAAAATCGTTGCCACGAAGCGCGGGAAGTCCGCTGTGGCGACTGCGGTGGCGCTTGCCATTGCGACTGGCTGGGCGACGTTGTTTGGCGGCTCGGCGCCAGATACGCCAGCGGAGATTCGCGCCGCCATCGCGCGCGGATACACGCCTCCGGCCGTGCAGCTTGCAATCGACAAGCTCATCAAGCCGTGGGAGGGCATCCACCTCACTGCCTACCGCGATATCGTGGGCGTTCCGACGATATGCTGGGGCGAGACCAAAGGCGTAAAAATGGGCATGCGCAAGACACTCGCGGAGTGCGATGCGATGCTCAGAAAGCGCGTCATCGAAGACTATTACCTGCCGCTCGTCGACAAGGGTCGCGGATTTCTCAAAGCTCCGGACAGCGTGCAGGCGTCTATGGTTTCTGGCGCCTATAACTTCGGTGTCGGTTCTACTAATCCCCGTCGCGGTCAACTTGGCTCGACGGCGATGTTTATCCACATCCCCAAAGGTGAGTACCGTAAGGCCTGCGAAGCGCAGACAGCATGGAACAAGGCTGGTGGTCGCGTGGTACGTGGTTTGGTGAATCGGCGTGAAATGGGTGACGCGCAGCGACTTGGTGAGGCGGAGGTCTGCGTGTCTGGTCTTGGAGGTGCCGCCAAGTGAGCATCCTCCTCAGCAAGCCCGCCCTGTATGTCTACTCCGCCATCGCCGCAGTTCTGCTGCTGTGGGCCGCACATACCCACGTCTACAACAGCGGATATGAGGCGGCAGAACTGTACTACAAGGCCGAGATTGCCGCCACAGCGGCTGCACTTGCCGAAGCGGACGCCAACGAACAGCGGCGACAGACCATCGCGAACAACGCCGCGAAAAAGCGCGAGGCCGAGGCATTGGCCGAGATCGCCGCACGCGAACAGGAAATCACCGAATTGCGAAAGGAGCTGCGGCGTGAAGCTCAGCAAGATCCTGATGCTGGCCGCACTGCCCTTGGTTCTGGCAGCGTGCAGCGTATCAACAAAATCCGTTAGCCCGATCAAGCCGCCTGCCATCACCGCGCCAGACAGCGCGCTCACAAAGGTTTGCGCATTGCCAGCCAACATCGGCAACAAGCCTCTGACGCAAGAGCAGGTCGAAGACCTCTGGATTGCGGACCGGTCTGCGCTGCTGGAATGCTATCGTCGGCACTTGGCTCTGCAAAACTACATCATCGATCGGGACGATGCGCTGCGGGGTTACGTGGCGGGGGTAAAGCCATGACCGGCGCGGAGATCATGGCAGTTGCAGGCTTCTTCGTGATGCTGTTCGGCTTCTTCTTTGGCCTGTGGAAGTACGTCGACGCGAAGATCAGTGCAGCAAAGACAGAGGCATCCGCAGCTGCGTCAGCTGCGTCTGCCATGGCCTCATTGGCAAGGGAAGAACTGGCGGCCCACCGCCTCCATGTGGCCGAAACGTATGTTTCCAAATCGGGCCTGCGCGAGCAGACAGAGCAGATCATGGGCGCGATTGGCGCCGTGAAGGATGCCGTCGACAAGATGACTTTGCGCGTCGACCGCATCGTTGAAAATCAATCCAAGCCGCGGACGACGCGAGCTTCCTGAGTTAACCCGCTTGCCGAGAGGTGGGCGGGTTTTTCATTTCTTTGTGCGGATAATGCTCCCAGCAATGCCAGGATGACTTTTCGGCCTTCGATCTGGAATACCCGAATCCTCCCCATTTACGGCAGCCGGGATGCTCACACCAGTAGTTCTCATGGACGCCATCGCCGGCCTTGTCGGACTGGTCGCTCATGTATGGGCCTCCCCGATAATCTCCACTGGTCCCCTCGACGTCTCAATCAGCGGCCAGCGAACTTTCCTCTTCCATTCGGTCAAGGCATCGTCTGGCGACGTGCAAAACACCCACTCGATAAACGCGTCGGAAATCTTGGGGTGGTCGTAGAGAATGGCGGCAATGCCTTTTCGCTCGCTAAACAACACCTCAACCCTGGCGCCGGTAGGAATGTCATCGTCATCGGCCCATAGTTCCATTGCGACATATCCGGAATAGGCGGTCAGGTCCGATTCCCGATCTACCTCCGCGACAAGGCGCGGATCGAGATCTTCGTGGATGGTTTTCTGCACCCCGAAGAAGTCGCCATCTTCCAGTAGCGCCTTGGGGTAGACACTGTGTTTTTCCAGAATGTAAGGACGGATATGCATATTCGTCTCCTATCCGAATAGATCGGCCGTCTTGGTCTCGTCTTCGACCGGCAGCAGCACAAGCCCGTCATCGGGCAACGGACGTTGGAGCGCTTTCGCTTCCTCCCATGGCGCCGTAAGCCACATCTCCACCTCGTCCTTGTTCGTCAGAATGACTGGCATCGCCTTCGGGTGGATCGGCTTCACAATGCCGTTCGGGTCTGTCGTCAGGAACGCGAAAAGCTGGTGATCTCCTTCGCGCGGGTTCTTCATCGATCCGCGAACTCCACGCCAGTCCGTCCAGATGCCGGCGAAGAAGGCGAGTGGCGTTTCCTCGTTCAGCGCAAACCAGCGCTTGGTCTTCCTCGGCTTCGTGTCTTCCCACTCGCAAAAGGTCGTCCACGGCACGACGCAACGGTTCTCTACCCGAAGCCATCGGCGCCAGTGCGGGGAGGTTACGTTGCGGATGTTCGTCACGCCAGTGTCCGGCTTGCCTTGGGTTACGAATTGCGGCGATGGCATGCCCCATGTCAGCCCGACCAGTTCCCGACCGGTTTCACCATTGCGAACCACTGGCGCCGGCCGGTCTGGATAGACTTCCACGTTCGGCTCCAGGTTAAGCCGCTCCTGCATGATGCCCGCAATGTCGCGGATCGATTCCTGATTGGTCTTCACGCGGTACAGATTACACATGCTCACCTCGGCAATTTGGCAATCGTGATGTAAGAGCCGCCCTTCTCTCCGCATTTTTGGCATTTTAGGCGGGGGCGCAATTTCTCCAGCGTGGTTTGACCGTCGACCATCTTGAGCAGGCGCCATCTTGGTAACTGTGTGACATGCTTACACGTTCCGCACCCTGCCACAACAATCTCCCAAGTCCGCAAATCAACAATCCTGACGCCAGCCTCTGCCTGTGCTGCCTTTTCGGTGATGCGTTCATCGAATGTCTGGTAGTAGACCAGCCGGCATCGTTCATAATAGCCAGAGATAGGCTTGGAGCATTTCACGATGTTTTGCGATATCATTGCCAACGGGCTGATGCCGGTAGTATTTAAAAACTCGCTGCGAACCATCTCCCCATCGAACATGCGCAAGAGCTGGCAGGTTTCGCAGATCACCCATATCTTCTCCCGCTCAAGTTCAGCATATCTGTAGCCGTTGTCATTAGCGGTCGGCGCGTTCGTCATCTGGAACCCACCCGCGCGTAAAACCTCTGCCCATCGCGGCTGTCGCCAGCGCGAGCTGCAATCGCAAATGCTGGATGTCCTCCATCAGCGTCTCTATGGCAGCGCGGCTGTCTCCATCGTGCCATGCAATGATGTGGTCCACCGGATCGGCTTCCGGTTCTCTTCTCTCTGGGCGCACGTTCTCATTCTCCTGTATCAGAGTTCAAAATTTCTCCCTGTCATGAAAAGGCGCGCCCCCGCGCCAATAAATCAGTCTGGCATCAAGTCGGCAATTTGCCCATGCGAGACAAGCAAGCGCGGGTTTGCCATGCTGCCACTTTCCTCGTCGACGGTGACGGCGTAAGCCGCAACGCCGATATGGCGAGGGGCCATAGCGCTCGCCATCTTCTCTGCTGATGCAGCGTTCGAGGCCTGCCGCATTTCACCCGGAACAACACCGCCACGGCTGTTTTTGAACTGCACGACAATGATTTTCTCAGCGTCTGCCATTTTACTCACTCCAAGTTTGTTCCACAAATGTTCTCATTATGGGAGAGAGTCAATATGGCGCTGTATACTTTAGGGGAGCGACGGTTCGTATCTATCGGTCTCAACAAGAAAAGAATATAAGCCCATTGCGGGCCGTTTCACTTGAATTTGCCAGACCCCGAAAAAAGGGAACCGGAAGCAATCGCCCTTCGGGACGTGAATATCGCGCTAGAGCTGATTGAAGAGCTATTGCAGGGCGGCCTTGATGTAGCTGCTCTTGATCATGTAGGCCTCACTCGTGCCGGCTCGGCAGATCATTCCTGCATAAAACGCAGTCGCCTGGTCATTCACGAACTGCACAGAAAAAGCAGAACCTCCGCTTAGTCCGTTCGGATTGAAATTCAGCGGCCCTTCCGCCGGCTTCAAAACAAGCACTGAGTGATCGTTCGATGGCCTTTCTAGGTGATATATAACTTTCACTTTGACAAGGCCAAGTCGACTTTCCTCCGCGGCAAGATCGTACTCTTGATGCTCAAAAGAGAAACCGCATACCTGCAAGAATGCAGTGTGAGTGTTTGGGGCATCGGGAGGAATTGCGCCGAAATTAAAAAAATGAGATTGAAGGGAGGGCGTCCCTTTGATGGATTCAGTGAAATCGAAAGCGATTATATCGTCGGCCTCCGACAAATTACGCCGTGCGAATTGTCTGACGCCGGAAGCCGTAATGACGATTGCTTCATCGGAAGCAAAGATACCGATCCGCCTTAGGTCCACATCCTTAACCTGATGATAGCAGCACACCATGTAGAATCGCTCGCCATAGCGCAGCAAAGTTCCTGAACCGCAAAGACTTACGGGGAAGGTGGGGTCGTCATTAACGGCTACGACGCAAATTGTGTATTGGGAAAGCACCCCTTGCACATTCTGGAGGGCCACATTGACGCCGTTAACAAGCACGTAATGGCGTGGTTCCATGTGACGAAAATTTAAGGACAAAGCATTCCTCGTTATCAATCTCACATCATATTAGGTGAGGGGTTCGCTATGGGATTATTAATGAAAATAACGGCGCCAGCGCTACAAAAAGAAAATTATGCTTCGAGAAGCTCGGCTTCCGCTTTTTCTGATTTCGTAGGTTCGTCACTCATTAAATCCAGATAGTCGCGGAACGCGACGATAACCGGCTTCCGTTCTGGCTTGATTATCCAACGATCGTTAGTCTTCTCGACAACGCCTTGGTCCAACAGTGCTTTGGCCGCCGGGAAGGGGCTTACTTCGAAATGATCAGGAGAGAGCGGGGGCTTTTCGTCCGGCCCCGTCGACCGCGACGAAGGGTTCTTTTCACGTTTGTCGAAGTATTTTTTATATAAGTCGACCTCACTATTGAGCTTTTCGTCGTCATCAACCAAGTCAGCAACGCTGCCGACGATACGCGTGCCGTGATCGAGGAATATGTTCATTATGAAATCGTCTGCAGCTACAAGGGGTAGACGAGTTCGAAGTTTAAAACGCTGAACAAGCTTCTTTCGGCGCTGAGTTGCCCGCCAATCTGAAATTGCGATGCTTGGCAGGATAATCAAAAGGATCAAAAGTATCATGCCTACAAAATATACAGGCATCCTGATGAGTTGAGTGGTGAGGCTCCCGTAAAAGGTTCTGTGAAAGAAGCCTGCTTCAGTCTTCGTCTCAGTGGCTGACACGATGGAAATGTCTCGTTGACCAGCGATTTTGCCAGACGCCGAGAGGGATGGTTGCTTGTTCAGATCGTGCAATGCCAAAAGTTTAAGTGTCACCCACTCGTCACGCTCGATAATTACTGGAGATAGAATGACCTTTGGGTAGGATCTCGTAAGCGTCGCGGCACTTTTAAGATAGTCGTTGCTCGTCTCTGTTACTTCCGCCCTTACGAGAGTTCCGTTAATCAACTCCACGTTCACAGGCGAATTTGCATCGTAGAATGTTCCCAAGACGTCTGCAGAGCCGCGATTTGCAATGCGAACGAGAATAACTGAAAGCGTCTTTCCAATTTTCGCGATATCTTGGGCCTGGTATATCACCTCTAGGTCAGGAAGTTTTTCTCTGACATCAAGCACAGGCTCATTCCCTAGAACCTCTACCTGCAATTTTGGCTCTGCAGTTCTGATGAAATCAGTATAAATCGATAAGGCGCCTAAAACCACCGCAAGCAAAAGACCGATGAGAGTCCACGCAAACGCAAATCTTTTATCTAAATTATTCAGTGTCTCAAACAGCTTGCTCACGGCCACACTCTCGAAATTGTCTCAATATCGTCATACTCGCGGGTGGAGAATATTTCAATTTAATGTTGCGAGGAGAATTTGGCTTTGACTGAGATAAGTTAACCAGAGCGCATCCGAAAACTGATCTACGAAGTCGTGTGGTCTGCAGAAATGTTTGTCTGCGCCTCCTCTCCGCGCCGTCCCGTAGGTCGGACGTCCAAATTCATGTCCCATCACGTCCGCCCGCATCCTGTCTGAGGCGCCGGTGTTCTCCACGCGATCTTGAAACGTGTGGCGTGGTTAGTACACGTTGTGGTTCTTGGCTGGGTGCTATTCAACGTTCATTTCTGTCCGCCTTCGCGCAGGTTGCTCGCGCTCCCATTTTTCATGTTCACCACCTTCCTCATGGCGCTCGCCGCCAATTCAGCGCGCCCGCCTAGGTAGTGCATATCGAGAATAGTCTCGACGTCTTTCAAACTGTGGCCGGTCACCGCGGCGATCTCCGGTACAGTGCACCCAGCCAGAGCCATTCTCGTGATCGCCGTTCCACGAATGTCATGGAAGGTGAGGTCGGTGATGCCGGCCTTCTCGCAGCATTTCCTCCAAGAAGTGTTGAATCCATCGCTTGTCCAGGCTCCGCCGCGGCTGTTTCGAAGGATGGCGCCCGTGCGTCTCTGAGAGCTTAGGATGGGAGCCAGAGGGCCCATTGGCACCAAAACGCGGGACTTCGTTTTCGACTGAGTGAAGCGCAGATTCGAACCGTCAAAATCGATCCAGGAGAGCCGCAGAAGGTCTCCCTTACGTTGGCCAGTCCAGAGAGCCAACTGAATGGCTAAACACATGTAGGAGGGCGCCACGGCCTCAAACGCGGCCACGTCAGCGTCACTCCACGTCCGGTCGCGCCTCGTGGAGCGGTACAATCGACCGCCTCGTTCGGCGATGTTGACTGAGATCATCCCACGGTCTTTTGCGAACGAAAGAACTCGAACAAGCACCATCCATGCGAAGTCGGCGCTGCGAGGCTTGTCGGCCATGCCGTCACGCCAGTCCTTGAACACGCCGCGCGTCGGCGGCTGCTGTAGCTCATCGAGCGACAAGCGGCCGAACTGCATTCGGATTTTGTCGAGGTATCGATCGTATTCCTGGCGGGTCACAGGCTTGGTACGACGAAAATCTGAAGAGCCGCGGTAAAGCGTGACCAGCGACGACAGGTCAGTGGGTGAGGGCGCTCTGCGCTGCTCGTGGGCTAGCTTGAATGCGTCACAGAGAACGGGATCGCCCGGTTGGATCGGCTCGCCTTTGTCGTTCTTGAGCAGGGGACCGCCTCGCCAAGCGTAGCAGTAATAAATGGTCTCGCCGCTCGAGAGGGTCTTCTTGACCTTTGCAAGGCCCTTTAAATTTCCCTTACGCATTGCAACCACCTTTCCATCGCGGGACTAGCTGCCGCCGGCACAAGTGCCGAAAGCGTTCATCGTCTCCTCATGTGGTGGTGCGCGATTGGTGGTCGCGAAGGTAGGTTAGGCAGTATCGTGTGCGTGGGTCAAGTGCGAGTTGTCCGAGGTTTTTTGATCTTTATTGATTTACGTTGCACGTTGCCTGGGGGATTGTTGTCTGCTTTCTTCCGCGTGAACCTTGTTCGTTCCTCCCTAAGAGCCTTGTCCCTTTCATCTTGTTCCTGCTTATCAAGCTCACGCCAGAAACGTGTTTCTTCGCTCCACTCCTTCACAACGGTTTCCATCTGCGGAGCAGATTCGACTTCGCGCACAACGACGCACCATCCGTGGTCGTTGTCCACGCTGTCGACAAAATAGCGTCTCTGGACGCTATAAAAGCGGTAGACATCATCAAGGCCCCATTTGGCATATGTGTCGCCAACGTTCGGGACGGCGCCTTGGAAGTGGCTTGTGTCAGCCCCAATAAGCGCCTCAATAGTTCCGTCTGAATGAAGGCAGTATATTCGAACGTCAAAACCTTCACCGCTCATAGGGGTCGCCCTCAAGCTTTTGTTGTGACGCCACAGCCCTGCGAAGTTTCGCCTGTGTCGATGAAGATCACGCCGGCTTCCTCCAGAGATGATTGGATATCGCGCAAAGTCCGCTCATAGGGCGTGGACTTCTCGCTCTCAAAATTTGCCAAGGTAGCCCGCCCGACTTTTGAAGCTTTGGCGAGATCATCTTGCGACCAGTTAATCAGTGCGCGCGCTGCCCGGCACTGCGCTGCTGTAATAGACATTTTTTATAACTCTATCATTTTTGTATTGACTTAGCGCCAACTCGATGTATTTTGTATCGTGTTATAGCGAAACAATCGCTTCGCAGCAACCGAGGAGCATACCGAAATGACGCATGCCGCAAGAAGACACGAACCTGCGCGGAGCAATGCCAGAGAGCAGCTTCCTCGCGCATTGGTCGGAAGAAGACGACCGACCTTCCAAGATGTTTTCGAGCAGGAGAACCCCCCGAAATTTTCGGTGGGTGACATGCTCAAGTTTCAGAAATCAGACGGCTACGTTTGGTACCTGACAATATTAGGCTTTCGCCCCGGTGGCGTGGTCGATGCGATGTACTATGATGGCCTCCCACATCCATTTCTTTGCACGCTGAGCGAATTGAGCAATCTTCGCATTCTCGAAATCACGCGCCTATCAAGGGAAGACGTCGAGGATTACCGCGCCGCTCTTGGCATGGATCCGAAGCTAGTGAATTGACCTTTTCCGCCAGCCTCCGCATTCCCAGGCTGGCCACCTTGCCGCAGCGCGCCTTCGGGCAGCGCGCGGTCCTTTATCCCCGAGGAGACCTAGTCGCGCTGTTGCGGCTGGATCAAGCGCCACCACCGCTGATCACCCGTCGACCTACCAAGTCGGCGGGTGAATTATTTTGCGTCCATTGCATTTTCCCTCTTGCAAAACTAACGTATATCCGTTAGTTTCCAATCATGAACAGGGAGCAAGCAAATGACCAACAGCACCGCAGCAATCAAAGTAAACGTTACCCGCCGCTTCGACCGTGATTGCAAGGTGTTTGCCTTCGACGTCGTCGACAATGAAGTTTACCGTGAAGTTTCCAAACACAAGGCGTTCATGTTGATCATGCAGGCGCAGGAAGTTGCTAACGATCTGGACATGATGTGCAATGTGTACGGTATGGATTACCTGCGGGCCGCGTAA